ATTAGATATATTAATATAAATATCAAGTTCATTACGACATTCACAAAAAGGATGTATTTATATTTGTAAATGATTCACGTAGTGAATTAAATATTTGTATATCATTATCCAAGCAATGATAATAATCTTCTAATAAATCATTTTGTATTTTCTGTCTAGAATACATACTATGAAAATTAGGGTCTTCACTAATTTGTATTTCTAATGATATATTATTATTTTGAATAAGTATATTTATTGCTTCTACTCCTTCACTATATTTTTTATAAACATTTGACCGAATTTGTTCAAGAATACTTATATATTTAAGATAATAATTAATAAAATTTTTTATTTTATTAATTATATTATTGTGAAACTTACGATATTTATCACTAACATCATCACTTTTTGTCTCACTAAGTGTTTCTTTGAGACTATTTATTATTCCTATGATTGTTTTAAGAAAATGAATAGTAGTATCTTTTATTGTTTCGTTAAATTTAATTATATTAAACTCTATTCCATGTAGAGACATTATTTGGATATACTTGGGTGTATTCACATTAAAACTTGATAGTTGTTTTATAGATTCACTAACTGCATTATATAAACTTTCCAAATATGCAATATTTTCAGTTGCAAGTGTATTATTAGATTGTTCATTCACTATAATGTCAGTCATTGTTTCTTTGTTGTTGTTTCTATATATGATGTATAATGTTTCAATTTAATTTCTTATTAAATTATTTTATTAATATAAAATATTAATAAAACAACTCAATAATTTCTATTGTTTTTTCTGTTGGATAATCAATCCAATATTGAATTTGTTGTTTTAAAGTCTCTATTCGTTCTTCCCATTCTGTTTGTTTAGTTTTTGTAATTTGTAATACACCTAATTTATTTAATCTCCAACAAGATTTTATTGATATACCTTCTTGATTAGTATAACTATCTGGATTAAAACGAATAAATATAATTGGTCTATGTTGCAAGTCTTGAGATAATTCCATGAATCGTTTATGTTCACAACTACAATCATAATCAGTATGTTTATTTTCATCAACTTCGACAATAATAATATGTGTTCCCATATCCAATAATAAATCTGGTCTTCTTCTTGAACAACCATCTTGGACTTTTTTATCAGAAATCCAATCAAAATTAGTAAATGTTTGTGTAATTCTATCAACTACTTCTTTTTCTTTAGTTTTATAATTTAACATTGCTGGTTTATTTTGATTTTCTGGATTATTTACAAAACAAGCAACACAATAACCTTCATATTTGCGATTTCCAAACGTTTCACACCATTCACTTTTACATAAATGTGAACCGCCACACTCTTTACAATATGAATTATGTTTTCCGTGTTTACATATTTCAGAACCACCGCATTCTTTACATCTTGTTTTTCTTCTTCCGTGTTTACAAAATGCAGAACCACCACATTCTTTACAAAACGGGGTTTGTTTTCTGTGTTTACATATTCTAGAACCTCCACAATCTATACAAATACTTTTAGTTTTATTATGTATGCAGAATTGTGAACCATTGCATTCTCTACAAAACGGTTTTTGTTTTTCGTGTATACACATTTCAGAACCACCACATTCTTTACATCTTGTTTTTCTTTTTCCGTGTTCACACTTACTCATTTTTAATTATATATTTATAATTTTATATAATTAATTTTATTAGATTTTATATTTTATGCTAGTTTTTCATCTATTCGTTCAATATATGGATTTTGTTGTAAATTAATTTCTTTAATTTCGTTTAGTTGTTTTTGTATATCTTTTATTTGTTCTTCTAATTCGTAATTTCTGCTTGTATCAACAAAATTATTTAATTCATTAATTAATTGTTTATTTTTCCAATTTACTATCCAATCTTCAACTCGCAAAAGTTCCAACGAAAATACATAATTATGAATATTTTGTTTTAATTGTTCTAATTCATTAAACGCATATGGTTCATTATATTTTATTTTTAGTATCTCTATACATCTTCCTAATAAATTATATGGTTTATTAGCACCTAACAAATGATATTTTAGATTAGTTTGTAATTTATTTTTCAAACACAATAATTCAAGTTCACTATTTATTTGTGTATTATTCATAAATATTTTATTATTAAAATTCTAAATCATTAATCCTTCACAAAATATAAACATTAAAAATAAATAAATAAAATGGATGTTGAAGAAGCATGTAATATTTTCCAGATATATTCATTTAATAATATTGATGGATCTTTTTTAAAGAAAAAATATTATAAACTTTCTCTACTGCATCATCCAGATAAACACAACAATAGTAGAGAATCAAATGAAAGGTTCAAGAAGATTAATATGGCGTATGAATTATTAAAACAAGAAATAAACGAAGAAGAAGTAAATGAAGAAAAAGAAAATAATGTGAATTATGAATATTTTCTAAAAAAGATTCTCAAAAAATATGATTTTATTTATCATTTTATTTTGAATAATTATGAAAATATGACAATCCAACTTTTTGAAGGAATAAACAAAGAAACATCCATTAATTTATATCATTTTTTGTTGAATCATAAATCCATTCTTCATATTTCTAATGAATTAGTAGAGAAAGTAAAAGAAATTATTTTGGAAAAATACAAAGATGTAACTATTTATATTTTAAAACCAACATTAAATGAATTATTTGGCGAAAGAATATTTATATTAGAATTATTTAATAAAACATTTTTTGTTCCATTATGGCATAGTGAATTAGAATTTGATAAAGATGTTATTGTAAAATGTATTCCTGATTTACCAGAAAATATAATAATAGATGAAAATAACAATTTAATTGTGAATATAAAGACTCCATTTTCTTCTCTACTTGAAAAAAATTATATAAATGTAAATGTAAATAATTTATTTATTCCTATAAATGAATTATTTATTAAAAAAGAACAATATTATATTTTCAAAGAAAAAGGTATTTCCAAAATAGATGAAAACAACATGTATAATATTTCATCTAAAGCCGACGTGATTGTTTTCTTGACTTTTTTCTAGATTTTCTTGTTCTTTTACCACCAATATATTTCACTTTACGCATTTTATTAAAAGAAACTTTTTTTTTACTTGATGGTGTTCTTGTAGGCAGTGTGCTTATATAATATGGATCATCTTCTATATATATGCTCCCTCTTTTTTTTGTTGATAATTCATCTTCTAATTCTTTTTTTCGTTTCTTTACTTCAAATTTGTTTTGTATTTCTTCTTGTTTTTCTTTTTCTTTTATTTTTTGTTTGTTTGCATTATAAATTAATCGTTGCATAGGATTAATAATTTTTCTTTCAACAACTGGTATATATTCTCTTTCTATTTCTCTATCTCTTTCCCTTTCTATTTCTCTATCTCTTTCCCTTTCTATTTCTCTATCTCTTTCCCTTTCTTTTTCCATTTCTCTTTGTTCTATTTCTTGTTGATGCATTATTGCATTTAATCTATCTGTTATTTCTTCATTACTATCTTCTGATAGTAATAATGATTGTAAAAAACTATTTGATAAATTATTATTTGCTGATTTTAACCATCTTTTAAGATGTGGATTACCTTGAACAATAATATCTGAATAAAAAATATTTTGAATTAATATTTTCCGTTTTTCATCCATATATATATTCTTGGAAATTATTATGATTTTATTATAACTTCTCTATCGTGAATTTTATCCAAATCAATATATACATTTAACAAATGATTATTCATTATTTTTCCTACATAATAACTAAACGTAGAACCATTTAATTTCATTAAATTAAAATTTCCTATAAAAATATGATTACAACTTTTTGATACTAATAAATCTATAATTGCATTTTTTTCTCTATCTTCATAAAATTTATTAATAAATTTAAAAGAATAATGATTTCTTAGCAAAAATTGAATAACTCTATTATTATAAGAACTGGATAATATAATTATATTATCTTCTTTAGAAAAATATTTTATTATTAATTGAATATATTTATTCTCTAGAATATTTCTAAAATGAGATGGAATCATACGATTTATTTTAGACCAATGATTTATTGCATCTTCTTCAACTCTTAAATGTAATACATTTATTTTTTTACTTGTATCTAATGTTTTAATGACCATTTCTGATTTTTGTATAAATTCGTTGTTATATACAATATTTTTTAAAATATTCTCAAACATGTTATTATTATAATCGTTAATCCATTTATTTATATGAATATATTTTGAATTAAAATCAATAATTACTGGTTTATTTAAATGTTCATCATATATTTCTTCAATTTCATAATCATTTATTTTATATTTAACAAAAAGATGTTTTATAACATTTGGTAATGGATCACCTAATAAATTATTTAAAATACAATTATTTTTATTTATATATAATTTATTTGTAGTCAAATATTTTGTTTTAATAATATCAGTAATATCAATATTATTAGAATTGTTTCCATATTTAACAGATAATAAATCAAATTTTATATTATATTTATCAACAATAATTAAATCATAATTTTTTTTCAAAAAAATATTTATTTCATGAATATTGAAAATATATGATATGGGTGTATATTTATTTTTGGATATATCATTTAAGAATAAATCAATAACAACCACTTTTTCTTTTTGTTTGTAAGCATTAATAATTCCATTAATGAAAGTAAATATTTGATTAGTAAGACCAGATTGTTTTAAAGAAATTTTTAAATAATACATATACATGTATTATAATTTATTTTTAATATACCATACGCCTTGCAAATAGGAGTCAGACAAGTCATCTTTTTTGGAATGAGAATTAAAAAAATCTAACCATTTTGAATCTACAGAATCTTTTACTAATAGAATACTTTGTTTTTTTCTTTCTTTATAATCCATTGCTCCCATATTTTCGCCTAATTTTAATTTATTTGTAGAATTAACAAAATCAATCTCAATATCATTTTGAGAAACCATTATAAAATATTGAGAAATCATTCCTTGAATTGTTTTCATACGATTTGCAATTGGACTGATTTGATTCTCTATAATTACTTTATCAATCGTATAAGTAGAGAAAAGAATATCAAACTTGGTTTTCAAGTTTTTACCAATTGTTACTAAATCTAATTTGGAAGCGTTTACTTCTTCTATTGTTTCTAAACAATTCGTTTGTAAATATTCTTTGAGTAGAGAAATTAATTCATCTTTTTTATATTTTTTTTTTTCTTCTAAAATAATATTAAATTTAGTAATTAATATATATAAATATTTCACTTTTTGCTTAGTAATAAATGGAATAGAACATTGTTTTGTTGGAATCATATAATTAGATTTCTTGGCGTGTTTTACACAAAAAAAATCTTGTCCTTTTCTCCATTTTGCAGGAAATTTACAATTTTCTTTTATAGGATTTGGATTTTTTTTTGTTGGTTTTTGTTCATTAAAACAATTACATTTTCGTTGAATTTCTGATTTT